TAGGGTCAGAAATAAATTTATCACCACGTTTAGCTTTAGTATCACATATTAACTTACTTTTAGTTAACCACCATTCTACTTTAACAGGATAGTGTTTTGATTTACTAAATGTAGTAGAATAAGCTTTATGATAAATTGTAATTGTGTCTTGGGCAAAGACATTTGAAATAAGTAATAAAAATAATAATAATATTCTCATAGATTAATCTATAAATGTTTTATCTAAAGCTTGTCCTTCATAAGGACCTGTTTTATACTCGTAAACCAAAGTATTGTCTTCTAGTATTAAATAATTATGTCCTCCTTGAAGAGTAAAGCTTGCATCTCCTGGTTCTAAAATACGCTCAGCAATAATAGTATCATCTAAATCGTAGAAAATACATTTTACTTTGCCTTGAACTACAATCCAACTCTCTTGTGCAATTACATCTCTTGTTCTCTCTTTCCAAATATGTCTGTGAGGTCTAAAAGTTTTACCCTGTTCCATATTGAGGATAGAACATTGAATAAAATTCTCTTCAGAAACGATATCTTTTCTTCCAGGAGCCATATCTTCTTTTCGAACGATAATGTGAAGTAAAACTTCAGTCTCATGCTTACTGTAAATATTTTCCATGCTATAGTTTTATCCAAGTTTCAGGGATCAGATCTCGTGTATCTAGATCTATTCTTGCAGGACCGAACCACTCCTTAGGTGCTATGACTATTTTATTTTGATTTTGATTAAGCCATGCTCCCCACCAGCTGAAAGTACTATTGGCGATAATATTATGATTACAGTATGACATTAGGTATAGATCGATATAGTCTTCTTCTCTTTCAATATAAGTAATATCTTCTGATTCTCCAAATACTCCTTTACAGTAGTTTATATCATCACTAAAAATTACATAACTATCAATCTGAGTATTTGAAGTTAGATACTTGATTGCTCTTGTATAGTACTCACTACTTGCAATCGGATGATGGTTAGGCAAGTTTACATAATCGCCTCTCCGTATATGAATTGATAAAGCATTACAGCTTAGAATTTTTCTGTATTTATCTTCAATATACTTTTTTATCTGATCGGTAGGAGAAAATAGATCTAGGATTAATTGACGGTTATGAGCAAAATATCTTTCAGATTGCATATAACCTCTATAGATAATATCATCATGTGATTTGAGATCATGATATCCATAATTCAATTCTAGATAAAAAAACTTACTAGCATCAATATCTTCTCGAGGTACCTTAGAAAAAATATTATGGTGATAGTTACCAAAAGAAGGATTCTTAATTTGAGGAAATGTAACTTTAAGGTTATTATCATAAGCATGACTATACAAAGCTGCTACCTGAAACATTTGGTTACATAATCCGAAATTATACTTACCGTCTCCTGGACCTAAAATATCACAGGTTATGAATCCTGTCATAGACTTTCTGCTTTGTTCTAATAATCGCTTCTGTTTCTTTTTGTTTATTCAACCCTAATTTAGCTTCATTCATTTCATTCTCTCTATTCAAAATCAAGAGTATGTCATCTGTTTTAATAGCTCTTTTATTCCCAGCCATTTCAAGCATAGGAAACATAAGCGCTAGATCACTCGCTTCAGTATAAATCTTACCTGTTCTAGGATCTAACAGATCGTTCCTATCGACTTTTTTAAAAAGGCCTGCTTTGTAAGTCCGTAAGTGACTGGATACAAAAGGATATTGCTTGTAAGCATTTGCATCACTTACTTCATTCGGAATAGAAAGAGATGCGTGTCCGCCTAATTGTCCGCTTGGGTACATTTGATAGTTACCATAAGTCAGCCAACATTGTGTGTTATTGTAGACGCTATTTAGATACTGTAAAACGAACACTGAAGCTAGCCAATCGTCCCCGTCTATATTAACAATGATATCTTCATCTGCAGGATTAGCATAATCGAAGGCTTTAACAATATTTTCTAATGGGGATCCGGCATTAAATTCGTTTTTAAAAATATGAAACCTGGTATCTCCAGCTATCTCTTCTATCAACCTCCCTATAGTATTATCTGGAGATGCATCATCAACAAAATACACCTCGAAGTTTTTATAGGATTGAAACTTAAGCATATTAACGTACATCTCAATCCATCTAGAAACCTTATATGCTGCTGTAAGAATAATAAATTTATTCATAGTTAATCAAAAAGAACTATACCTGTTCCGCTAAAATGTCCTAAATTAGTAATGTCTTTTTTTTCATAAGTTATTTCATTCCAATAACTTACCATAGCATCATTTAAATAAATGTCATCGAGAAGTAAAATTCCTTTCCAGTTTATTTTTTTAAGATATTCATAAACGGCGTTTTCAAAAGGACCGTCATGAGCTGTATCTAAAATTATTATACTACTTTTCTCAAACAGTTGAATCTTTTCAGTATCTAAAATATTCTCTACATAAAAATAGCAGTTATCAGTAGGCTGATTTACCATTCTTCTATCAACTAGGTCAAACGAATGAACAGTATTAGTTTTATTTGATGCTAGTGCTAAACATGAACATCCTATGTGAGTCCCTAGGTCTATAATAATTTCATTACTAACTAAACTGGCAATATTTACTAGCAGTCTATAATGCTCTCTTCCTGCTTTGTCAGTAAAAAAATTCCTATAATTATGATCTGTAATATTCAAGGATAGTTCCTCTACTTCAACATTATTAATTGTTTCAGGTGTAGTACTAATAATTGTTTCGTAAATTTTTTTTAGAATCATTTTGTATAGTTTTATACAGTTCTATAATAACCTCCTATCTGGAATTTAGTTTTAGTATTTATAGAACCATACTCACTTGGCTTGTATCTAGAATAAGTCATAACCCTAAAGTCTACACTAACTCGGCACTTACCTGTTATATTAATTTTATTTCCATGTCTTAGATTGGCACCATCCCACTGTACCAATTCTCCATACTTACACTCTATAGGTAGATAATCCCCTTTATCTTCTTCAGATTCTACCCAAATAGTATTAGTATCGAAGGCCTCAGTAAAAGGTAAGAAGAAATTATCTTCATCTACTTCTCCTGCCCATTTAACGTCTCTATAATTTTTATCCTTATGAAACTCTCCAACGGCAATATTATTAGGGTAAGCAACTCTGAAGGTAGGAATTGCTTGATATACTATCTGTTCGCCATATAAAGGTTTAACTACTTTAAGAATGAAACTATTGTAGAGCTTTTCGAATGAATCTGTTCGCGCCCACTCGTAGAAAGCTTTATGGTACTTTGTACTTTGATCATTCTCTCTCTTGAAAACATCTACTTCATCATTTAATAAAGCAAGATCATTAACCTCAAATAGTTTTTCAATAGCTTCTTTAAATGGAAAGGTAGTAGTATCGTAAGTTACTGTAGTCATATCACTTGTTTGAAAGTATATTAAAAAATTCTATCATTCTTTGTTTCCATGTATGCTTTTCAAGACATATTTGATTTGCTCTTAATGCTAGCTCCGCTCTTAGATCAGGTTTATCTAAGTAAAAGTCAATAGCGTCTATCCAATCCTCTTTCGAAATATAAGGAATAGCCCCGTCAAAAACATTTAACACCTCGGGATGATCGCTTATTTGGAAATTATTACTTAATGCTATTTCATAAACCCTAGTATTAAAATCTAACTTAAATCCTTCTTGGTCTAACTGCTCTCTTTTTTGTTGGTCGTAATGGAAGTTCAAATTTACTTTGGTAGCGTTATATACTTCATTTAAAAAAGAGTATTTAACGGTAGGATAGTTTATACCTTTATAATAGAAGCCTCCAAAGAAACCCTTATAACCTCTATCGATCACAGGAAATAAATAAACATCTTGATATCTATATCCATGTCCTTGGCCTCCGAATCCTCCTACAAAGCTTACATCGTAGGTTTTACTAAATTCGTTTACAGTTTTATAGTAAATACTTTGAGTAGCTGCTAGAGGTAAGAATGCTACCGGCAGTCCATTTTCTTCAAACTTCTTTTTAACATATTCATGCTTCATAAATGGCTCTATCCAAAGATCTACTACCCCTTTTAATCTTAAAAAGTAATCTTTAAAGCCAGAAAAATTAACAATAATTTTAGTGCTTGGATGTTTGTCTTTAAACGTTAAAACAGGTATTAACATCTCAGGAGTTATTCCCATAATAACTAAGAGATCTGGACTTTCTGGAAGCTCGTATGCGTTTAAGTCATATTTAAATTCAAGAATATAAGGTTCGTGACCTAGGTTTTCTAGTCCTTCATACCATCCAACTCCTCCAGGAACGAAATGATCTAATGATTCATATATTGCTACTTTTAAACTTTTCATTAAAATGTATTATAAAAAGCATTTTGACTTTCTTGTCTCTCTATTCCTTTCTTATGTATTAAACAAAACTCTTCAGTTGCAGGAAGCATAACATAATTACTATGTCCGATAATTACTTCATGTACTTTACTTACCCAGCTAATCTTCGGGGAATTTTGGAGTATTCTTGTTTGGTAATCAGGGAAGTTAACATAGCCGGTATCGTTTACATGCCATCTCCATTTCTGAATATGCTCTTGAGTTAGACCTTCTACTAAATTTATTCTAGGTACCAAGAAAAGATCTACAGTAGGATTTGCAGCTAATATTTCAGGTAAATTCAATAATAATTCAGGGTATAGATATTCATCTGCATCGATCTGGAATATCCATTCTCCAGTACATTTGCTCTTCAGATTATTCTTGAATGCAGCAAAGTTGCCCTTCAACGGAAACTGCCATAGTGAGAATGCCGGATACCTGCTTATAACTTCCAATACCTCTTTAGTTACAGAAGTATCAACTTGAATAACTACCTCGTCTACGTCTCTGATACCTCTATCTAGCTGATCAAGTAGACGAGCTAATTCCTCGTGCTCGTTATGAGCGGTAACAGCGTAACTTATTCTGAACATTATTCTTGATTAAATACTCCAATATAATCACACGCTTCTATAAAATCACTTCCAAAGTGCTTGATTGATTTAGCATCAGATTTATAGGATAAATTTTTATACTTCGGTTGCTTTTTTTCTTCCTCGGTTAAAGGAATTACTTTAATAGCCGACCATTGCGTTTCTTCTTTAGTCTTTCCATTCAGAAAAACAGTGCCTCTATCGGATATGTTGATACTAATTGGATACCATACTCTCTGTTGATTATCTACAAATTTAGTATCCTTATAAAGTTCAGGTAGAGTTTCTTCGTATTCTTCAAAATTAAACTCTCCTTGCTTCATTAAATCGTTAGTCTGAAAGCCACATCCCCAGCAGAAATAATTAAATTTAGTTTCGTTTATGGGTGTTACGTAGCAGCCGTCGCATCCACATTTAGGGCATATTATCATCTGATCAGTCATTCAGTAGCGTTTTATCTTTTAGAAGTAGATTAGTGTTAGTAGAATGCCAAATCTTTATAGGTTCGGGCATATCTGATGTTGCATTAGGCTTAGGACTATAATCAGGAAAAGACAACGTGTCTTGTACTTTATTAAGTTCTTCTAGAATAGTATCCCATTGCTCGGGAGTAATATTGTACGAATTAGCTGCTTTAGAAAATCCTTTTAACCAGGTAGTAAATTCTTTAGATGTCATAAAGTTAATTTTGTAAGTTTAGGAAGTTCAATTTTTTTTAGCTTAGGTAATACTATCTCTTTTTGTTCAGGTACGTAACGGTTTAAATATTCATTTAAAACTAAGACCATGTTGTCCCAGTTAAATTCATTTTTAATTTTATAAGCTTGCCTCTTAGCAGGTCCTTCAAATTTACTATAATTTTTATAAACGTCAACTAAAGCTTGGGCAGCTGCAGAATGATTGACTGAGAACCAAGATGAGCCTTCTATAATTAGCCCTTTTGCAAATGCTGAAGGATGTACGGGAGTTATTTCTCCTGGGAGAAGGATGCTAAATTCAGGGTTCAAAAAATCAGTATGACCGGACCATCCTGAAGCGATTAAAGGTTTTTTAGATAGACTGAATTCAGCTAATGGTCTACCGAAGCCTTCTCCTTTAGTTAGAGATACGAAAGCCTTCACTTTTGGATGATTATATAAATTGTTAATCTCCTTATCATCTAAATCACCGTGTACGAGATAAATATTTGGAAGTTTTTTTGCTTCTACGCTTTCTCTAATTATATCTATTTTTCTTAATACCTCATCTCTATCCATTATGCTAGCACCAGCTTGAGAAGTTTTTAAAATCAAGGCTGGTTGTTCTTTTTTATCTTTAAACGATTCTAAAAATATCTTAATTAAAAGACTCGTATTCTTTCTATCTTCGCCGAAGTCTCCTGGGAGCCAATGCCCCACAAATAAGTAACTAAATTGCTCTGAAATACTATTTAGATTATTGACAAGAGGAGTACACTCTAATTGTTCTTTAGGGATATAAAAATACTTATTTAAATCTACACCTTCAAATAATATCTCTACAGGGGCTTTTATTTTAATTATTTCAACTACAGCGTTACTATTTTTATCCCTCTGCTCATAAGTAGTACTTTCAAATACTTTTTTAGCATGATTAGAAGATACTAAAACTAAATTCATTTTATTACATCCTATAATGAATTCGGGGTCGCATACAGTAGTCTCTATTCCGGCAGTTACTCCGATATTTACTTTACCTACAGGCTGAAATTCATTTGGAACCGTAATCTGTATCCATACATCTGGTTGCTTAGGTAACTGATTGTTTATTAAAAGAGGTTTCATCCATCCCCACTCCTCTAGATTATCATCTATAAAACCCCAAGGAGTACTACCCCATCTCTGAGACATAATTTTTATATCCCATTGATCTTTTTTTAGTTCGTAAACTGCTTTTATAAAATCCCTCGCTCTTGCTCCATAACCGCTATAAGTATCCGGCGGAGCTGAAATAACACAGAACTGCTTCATTTTAATAAGTTAGCTTATGTATAATTTTTTTCTTAGGTAATTTTGATATCTTAATAAATTCGTGACTTGGTCTCGGCTTCCATTTAGCAAAAGTCTCTTCAAGTGTATCTATAACATTTTTACACATAGCTCTAGCTGACATCATAGATTCGTCCGAAGTTACCCATTTTCGAGCTTCCGCTCCGATAAACTTACGGAAATTCTCGCCTGATTTATAACAAGCAGATATTTGAATAGCGATATCTCGGAAGTCGGCTTTGTCGTCAAAGATATACGGAGTAGGTACGGACCCTACAAGACTAATATTGCTAGGAAATATGGGGAATGCCCAATTGCCGTGAGTCTTATAAGTTCCGAAATGATTGCTACAAAAGTTTTCGTTAAACTCTATCCAATTGCCTTGCTTATCTTCAAATCTAATTTGATCTTGCATTCCTCCGGTAACTGTTGCAATTATAGGCCTACCACACATCATACCTTCAGTAAGCGACAGTCCCCATCCTTCATTAGAAGAGACGAGGGCTACTACGTCACAGCAGTTATATAATATATTCATATCATAAGGAGAGTTTCTATCAGTAGAAAATACTACCCTATGTCTCTCAGGATCACATAACAGCTCGATAACTGCCGGAAGATCGGTTCCGTTATCATCTACAGGCTGTGTGTGTAGGAGTAATGCACATTTTTTAGCTTCTTCTAGAGGCAACTGATTGCAAAATTCAACATAACCTACTATCAAATCAGGTACACACTTCCTTCTAATATTTCGCGCGTTATAAAGAATAACGAAATTAGGTTGATTTTCTCCAAAAAACTTCTTTTTCTTCTCTTTAACCTTACTATAGTCTTCTGTCATTTCAGGAGTAATGGGATAGAATACTTCCTCGTTGATACCGTGAGGAACATATTTTATTACTTTGTCCTTAGCTTTTTCTCCAAGTACTAGCTTATTAATATTAAAAGTTTGCTTTGAGATAGCCATCAATGCATCACAAGATTCATAATAAGCTTTATTATAGAGAGGTGCAGGTAAATCGTCCCATATATTAAGATATACCATTGGTATTTTCTTTCTTACTTCATTCTCTATCTGAAAAAGCCAGATCCAATATCTAGGATCAGTAAAGAAAACGATAGCATCAGGCTTTTCGATTTCAATTAATTGACGTAAGATCTCTTGAGATCCATAACCTGAGTGAGGATATATAAAAACCGAAGCATCTTCGATCTTCGCTAAAGTGTTTGTATCTGCGCATAAATCAAGTTTTTTACCTGCTTCTGGGTGTGTAATAGCTGCGCCTAAGTTAACCCAGTTTAAGCGATGAGAGGTTCCGATAACTATCTCTTTAGCCATTGTAGATATTCCAGAGGTAAATCGAATATCGTCTGCAAGCAAAAGTATTTTTTTTCTCTGCTCTTTTGGAATATAACCTTCTTTTGACATGTAATTTATAGATTTATATCTTTCACTTTTTTAATTGCTTGAGACAGTATATTATCATAGTATAATTCATAGAACTATAATTAAAGTTTTCGTATAATTTTAAATAATTTTATAAGTTTCCAACAAAATATATAACAATCTCATGCCTATTTTTGAATACTTAAACTTATTCTGTTGGTTTGATATAACGAGCACTTAATTGATTATTAATAGTTCTTTTGAAGTCTTCGTTTGTAAGGTAAAGGAACATAGCTCTTTCTAAAAGATTTCTCATTGTAATCCTATTCTTTAAGCCCTCTTGCTTAAAGGCTTCAAATAATTCATCTTGAAGCCTGACTGTTGTCAGGATATCTCCTTTTTTGCCGATATGCATATACTTGGTTTATTAATAAATAGTACGATCTATATCTAAAACTATATATCACTAGTTGTTTTTTCTGTCGCAAAGATCTGGTTTATCGAAATAGGGGCAAAATTTGCACTTAGCTATATTTTTAAAATAAATCTTTTCTTGATACCCTCCTTCTAAATTAAAGACATCATTTACGAAACTTTGAAAATCTTCAAAAGCATTCTTTACTTTCCTAATCCCGTGTGGGGGTATAAACTCCTGTACTCTCTTAGGGGCAAACTCAAGATTCTCATTGATTTTTCTACGTACTATAAAAAACTGTATGTCTATCTTATCTTCAGGAACATTGCGTAAAGCTGAGAAAAACCGTTTATACAAAAGAATTTGATTAATTTTAGTTTGATCTTTCTTCTCGTAGTCAGACCAGCCTCTTGTAGAAGTCTTAATATCGTAAATAGTATACTTATCGAGAATTTTATTATATATAACGAGATCAATGAAACCTTTCATCTTAACGAACTTCAATTCTTCTACAATAGTCCCGTTAATAGGAATCTCTATACCAACGAGCTCGTGATTCTTTCTCTTAAAAAATAACCCTCGCTTTCTTTTAATAAAATTTAATATCGCTACTGCATCGTCATTGAACTCGCTTAGTTCTTCAGGATTTGAGAAATGGCTTACTACTGAGTTCTCCTTATATAATTCTATAAACCTAGTTTTAAAATAAGTAGGTAGATCGATCTTATCTGCTGCAGAGATCGATACCTCGAACATTACCTTTAAATAGTTTTGTAATGTTTCATGGAAGGCTGTACCGAAAATTAAATGTACTGAAGGCTTAAAAGGTTGTAGCTTTTTAACATAAGATAGGTACCATTGGTGTGGACAAGTCTTATAGATTTGATATTGAGAAAATGATACAGTTTTATCTTTTGTCATATAACGCTCTTATTTTATTACCTAACTCTTGATCGTTAGGGTACTGTTTAACTAAATCCTGAACAGTATTAAGAGTCGTTATTTCTTTCTTTAAGTATTGAGCGAAATCTAAAGCTTCTTCATAAGCATGCTGAAGCATATTTTCGTGATTATTTTGACTAAGTGTTGAATTATACTTTTTCCAACCTCTATCAGCTCTACTGTTTAAATCGCTAATAACCGCTTTCGTAATACTATCCTCAGGTCTTCCAGGTCCGTTTGTAATTGTAATAGCCCCTAAATCTCTATTCCAAGTCATTAGCTAAATTTTTAGGTTGAAACTCTTTATTTACGTATCCGCATTTACTACAAGCAAAACTCGGAATAGGTATAAGAGCGTCGCTGTCAGTACCGGCAATGAATTTGCTTACTTTTCGTAAGAAGGTTACTTGCGTAAATTTATCATTTCCACACTCGTCGCATGTAATGGAAATAGTCTTATCAAGAGATATGTTAAGATTCACTTGCTTTTGCAGCATATTATCTAGTTTATACTTTTATTATAAGAAAAAAGTTACTGCTCTTCAACTTGTTTTTTATTTTTTGTTAGTTAATTTATTTTCTAATCTATCAAAACGTGAATCCATTTGACTGTAAATATCTCTTTCAACATTATCAACATGTCTAGATACGTTTTGAATTTCAGTATTAATTATTCTGAGAATGTTTTCATTTTCACGAGATAATAACGTTTCTAGATCATTAACTCGTATTTGTACTTTATTTACCTTAACGAATGCGTAAACAGCAACTATTGCCGTAGCAATAACCACCACAGACGCTATCCCTAAAATGAATGATAGTGTTTCCATAATTTGTCTCTCCTTATATGTCAAAGAGCAGTAACTTGGAACAGGGGAAGGAATCGAACCTTCACGCCTTGCGGCAGACTTTCGTCTACGTCTAACCTTCGGCGGTCATATGCCCGCTCTTTTTCGCCACCCTGTTCGTTGACTCTACTGGAATCGAACCAGTCACCTACTGATTATGAGTCAGCCGCTCTCACCAACTGAGCTAAGAGTCAGTATAAGGTGACTATACTGGAATCGAACCAGTGGCACGGCCTGATTTAGGGCTTGCTCTAACCTTCTGAGCTAATAGTCACTCCGTTTTGTAAACGCTTTCAAACCGTCTTCAGTATACTAATATAAGTATTTTATTTTAAATTACAAACATTTAAATAAAAAAAAAGAGTTTACAGCAAATCTCTTCTCTTAGATAGTGGCGTTTTCCTTTTTTGCCTCTTTGGTAGCATACTTTATACCCATAATTGTTCCGACTATTGCCTCTAACCTGCTTACCAACTCCTCTTTTGACAGATTTTTCATTTTTCGTCGCTTTTGTTCTTATTGATAAACTTGTCGACTGATGCAATACCAAAAGAGCCGAGAACTATTATCATAAAACCATCAAATACAAATTCATGTATAGGCATATCTTTTCCCATTACTCCTGTAATAATATCTATTACTAGAGTAATTACCATCATAATAAATGCACCAAATCCTACAACTGCTTTTTCATTAATTGTGTTGCTGTCATCAAACAGCGATTTAAACCATCTCATACTCTTGATTTTTGATTATTATTAATGACTATTTGTATGTAGTGTTATTTTTGATTATTATTTAGCTTGCTACATAAACTTAATTCTTATTTTTATACTGCAAACGATTCTCCGCAACCGCAGGTTCTATTTGCATTTGGGTTTATAAATTGAAATCCTTTACCATTTAATCCATCACTAAATTCTAATTCAGTGCCAAATAAATATAATAAAGATTTCATGTTAACTAAAATTTTTACGTTCTTATCTTCAAATAATTCATCACCTTGTTTTTTATCCGTATCAAATTCTAATTCATAAGTTAAGCCTGAGCAGCCTCCACCTTTAACTCCAACACGAAGATATGGTTTATTGAATCCACTTTGATTTATTAATTCATGGATTTTTTTACTTGCTGTTTCTGTTACTGTAATCATATTAAAAATTAAACCCAGTTCCTAACCAAAACGTCTTTCTAAATGGGTCATAATCTGCAGAAATTGATACAAATTTATAATCATGAGTAATTCCAACACTTGTTGAAACGTAATTGTCTATAAAGTTTTTAAACGAGTATCTTCCATTATTAGAAAGTATTTTCAGCTCATCATAAAACTGAAAATTTTCCTGCTCGTTTCCTATACCAAATGATAAATTAACACCAAAATGTTTCATTTC